TCCGATCTCCTCAAGTCTTCACGTGGTACCTAGATCGTCCGATTTTCCCGATCTCACTCTCTGCGATGACTACGGAGCGTGAGTGATGCCTAGGACGAAGGCCCCGGCCGGCTCAACTGTAGATCGACGAAACGGCCGACGCGCCGACCTGGTCCCCGTTGCCGGGGCCCGCTTCGATGCGCCTGAGGGCCTGAGCGACGAGGCGACGGCGGCGTGGAACGCGTACTGGGATGACACTGTCGCGTCTGTGATGACGCCGGTCGACCGGGCCGTCCTGACCCGGTGGATCAAAGAGATGGACCGCTACCTGCGCCTGTCGGCGGAGGCGGACAGGCAGCCCTCGGTGCGAGGGTCACAGGGCCAACCCGTCGAGAACCCGCTCTACGCGACGGCCTACAAGGCGCTCGCCGCGGTGCAGGCGTGCGAGAAGCAGATGGGCATGGGCGCCCTTAACCGGTCGGCGCTCGGCATCGCCGTGATCACCGAGCGCAAGTCTCTCGCGGACATGAACGCCCGCTACGGGGGTGGCGATGTTGGCAGCCGCCCCGCGATCGTCGCCGAGGTCGTCGAAGACCCACGGGCGTCCGACGGCTGAGTCGGGTTGCCAGGCCTGCGGCTGGATGCCCGGCCCCGACGAGTTGTGGCCGTCCGAGGGTGCCACCGCGGTGCAGTGGATCGAGGACAACTGCATCTGCGGCGAGGGCGACTGGTACGGCCAGCTCCTCCGTCTGCGACCGGATCAGAAGCGTTTCATCTGGCGCTGGTACGAGTACTGCCCGCAGTGCAGTCAGTGGCACTATGACGAGTTCCTGCGCGGCGCCGCGACCGGCGACGGGAAGACCCAGTTCATCGCCGCGATCGTGGTGTTGGAGTTCGCGGGCCCGCCGCAGATCGCGGTGCCGAGCCCGAACATCCCGATCGCCGCGGCCAGCTTCGAGCAGGCCGACCTACTGTTCTCTGCGGCGGCGACGATGTGCGGCGGCCGAGATCAGTCAGTCAAGGAGTCCCCGCTATGCGGGTTCTTCGAGGTCTACGACACGCAGATCAAGTTCGCCGACGGACGCCCCGGTCGGATCTTCCGGGTGGCAGCAGTGGCTGGGACGAACGAGGGCGGGCTCCCGACGCTGTTCGTCGGCGACGAGCTGCACGAGTGGGGCGCGCCCGGGGACCGCAAGGCACGCGTCCACACGGTCATCGGCAAGTCGACCCGCAAGCGCCGCACGTGGCGTGGTTCGGGTCGGATCGGGAACCTGTCCACGGCCGGGTTCGACATCGACGATTCACTGCTGGGCGAGATGTGCAAGCTCGGCGAGCGGGTCGTTCGTGATCCGTCGGTGGGGCCGCGCTTCCTGTGCGACTGGCGCCAGGCCCCGGACGGCCTGGACTACAACAACGCTGAGCATCGGGAGCGTGCCGTCCGCGCCGCGTCGGGCGCCGCGGACGTGCTGTGGTCGGTAAGGGACCGGGTCAACGCGTGGGGTCGGCCGAACATGCCGCGCCACGAGTGGATCAGGTACTACGCGAACCGGTGGGTGGACGTCGCCGAGGAGTCCTGGCTCAAGGACAACCCGGCCGCGTGGGCCGAATGCGAGGGCTCGTGGGAGTCCGACCAGGACAACCCGTTCGTCGTCAGTGTGGACATGGCGCTGAAGCGGGACTCGGTGGCGGTCTCACGCATCGAACAACTGCCCGACGACCGGTTTGCCATCACGTCGAAGATCTGGCGCCCTGACGCCGGGCCAGTCGACCACCTGGACGTATTCAACCATGTGCGTGGCCTCGCCAACGGCGCCGGTTTCCGCGGTGTCGTCTATGACCCTCGGTTCTTCGAACTCCCCGGCCGGATGCTCGAGGACGAGGGCATTCTGGCGATTCAGTTCGACCAGTCGCCGCAACGGATGGCACCAGCCTGCGGGTTGGCGTACGACCTGATCCTCGAGCACCGGATCGTTCACGATGGCGATCCGGAGCTCTCCGCCCATGTGAAGGCCGCGGTGAAGCGAGAGCAGGACCGCGGGTTCACCCTGTCCAAGGGGAAGAGCAAGCGGCACATTGACGCCGCGATCACCCTGTGCATGGGCGTCTGGGTGCTCCACGACGTCCCCGCTTTGCAGCCGTTCTTCGCCGCGTGGCGCTCGCACTAGGACAAGGAGTGCCCGTGGCCGTCCTCGACCGCGTTGTCCCGGTTGACCGCATCGCCGTTCAGGCGGCGGCACTGCGGTTCGGCCCGCTGCTGCTGTCGTTGCTGATGGCGCCGTTCTTCGTGCTCGGCTGGATCGCGGCGAAGGGCTTCCTGGCGGTGCGGTACGTGCTCGCGGCCGTGATTGTCGGCTGGAAGGCCGGCATGGAAGCCAGTAGCCGTGCTGGCTGACCGGATTTCGACGGCTCTGGTCCGGTCGGAGAAGCGGAACTCGATCGACACCTGGCTCGGCGACTTCCTGATCCCGGCCGTCAACCAGTTCGGCTACGGCTCGCTCAACGGCCTGCAGACCTCGATGCCGCACATGCGCGTCACCGAGATCATGGCGACGCTGGACTCGTATTCGGCGGCGTTGCGGCGTTGCCCGCCCGCTTTCGCGGCGCAAATGGTCCGCGCGCTGGTGCTGTCGCAGGCGAAGTTCACGTTCCGCAACCGCGGTTCGAGCGGTAAGCAGCGCAAAACGTTCGGCACCCGCGACCTGACGCTGCTCGAGCGGCCGTGGCCGAACGGGACGACCGGCGACATGTTGGCGATGATGGAGTGGCACGCCGGTCCGGCTGGCAACTCCTACGTCACGAACCGGACCAAGGGTCGGCTGCGGGTGTTGCGTCCGGACTGGGTCGCGGTGGTGTACGGGTCGCAGCAGGAGCCCGAGGACGCCGCGACAGCCCTCGACGGCGAGGTTATCGGCTACGCGTACGCCAACGGCGGCCTGTCCGCGCCCGGTAACGGGTCGCTGGCGGGTTACGCGAACCGGGTGGAGATCCTGCTGCCGGATGAGGTGGCGCACTGGTCGCCGATCCCCGACCCGCAGGGCGGCGGCATCGGGATGTCGTGGATCACCCCGGCGGTGCGCGACATCCAGCTGGATGAGGGCGCCACGCAGCACAAGATCGCCTTCTTCAAGAACAACGCGACGCCGAATCTGGTCGTGAAGGGCATCCCGGCGGCCACGCAGTCCCAGTTCGATGAGCTGGTGGCGATGATGGAGGCCACTCACGCCGGGGTCGCGAACGCCTACCGGACCCTGTACCTGACGGCGGGTGCCGACGCGACGGTGGTCGGGTCGAACTTCCGCGACATGGACCTGAAGAACATTCAGGGCGGTTCAGAGACCCGGATTTCGGCCCTGTCGCGGGTTCCGGCGTCAGTGTTGGGCATCTCGGAGGGCCTGGCCGGGTCGTCGTTGAACGCCGGGAACTTCGGCATGGCGCGGCGGATCTTCGCCGACACGTGGGTGTATCCGACGTTGCAGAATTTGGCCGCGGCGCTGGCGCCGCTGGTGAACGTGCCCTCGGACGCGGATCTGTGGTTCGACCCGAGCGACATGCCGATCCTGCGCGAGGACGCCCGGGACGCGGCGGACATCGAGATGGTGAAGCAGACCACGATCGTCGGGTACGTGCGGGAGGGTTTCACCCCGGAGTCGGCGGTGGCGGCGGTGAACGCGCAGGACATCACGCTGCTGAAGCACTCGGGCCTGACGAGCGTGCAGCTGCAGCCGCCGATGCCGAACGGCCCGCCCGGGTTCGACCAGGCGCCGAACGGGCCCGCCCAGTTGCCGCCAGTTCCGGCGGGGTTCTGATGGACGCCGCAGCCCGGGCCCGCGAACTGGCCCTGCTCGGCATTGAGGTGCGCGGCCACCCACACCCAGGGCAGCACTACAAGCACGGGTGGATCCCGGTCAACGTCTCGACGCCTAGCGCGAAGCAGGCGGAGAGCCTTGCGCAGAAGCAGGCGATCCGTGATCTCGAGCAGCACATCGAGAAACTGCGGAGGGAAGGGCCACCGAGATACCAGCGGTCTCCGGATCTGTACGTCGAGACCGAACTGCACCAGCGCGTCCATGGACTGCCGATCGGTTCACGGATCCCCAAGCGGCCCGAGCGGCTCGGCTTCGAGAGTTTGCCGAGCGGTCATTGGCGCGATCCGGCCACCGGTCGCCTGCACGGCGAGAGTGCCGCCATGGGCTGGGACCACGATGTCCTCGCCGCCGAGAACTACTTGCAGCAACTGAAGGACCCCGCGTACTGGAAGTCGCATGGCGCCGAAGCCGCCGCCGAGATCGAGGCGCTGAAGCGTCGCGCGCGCGCACTCAAGATGCGCCGCGACCTCGAACTCGCTGGCATTGAGGTTCGCGCCACCCAGTCGCAGAACACCGGCACCGGGGGCGGCTACGCGCCCCCGCACGTGCCAGCTGGGAGCTCGAAAGGCGGCCAGTTCGGCACCACCGCTGGCACGCCGACCGCGGGCTCCGGCTCGGGCATCGGGAGCATGCCGCAGTCCACGTACAAGTCGGGCGGCGGCAAGGCGAAGTCGAAGGCCTCCGCGCCGGCAGGCACCCCGCAGCCGCCGACCACCTCGCGCACGATGAAGGTCGGCGACTCGGGCGAGGACGTGCGCTACGCCCAGTACGCGATGAACCTGCTCGGTTTCAAGGTGGCGCAGGACGGCCAGTACGGGCCCGAAACTGAGGCCGCGGTCAAGCAGATGCAGGAACGTCTCGGGGTCGCCAAGCCCAACGGGCACCTGTCGCCGTCGATGCTGCACAAGATGCAGGACGCGGTCCGCCTATCGCCATGTATCGGAGCCGGGCAGCGGGACCTTGAGTTCGAGGCGGAGTGGGAAGCCCGCGACGTCGAGGACGTCGACGACGACGTGCCCGACGAGGACACCGAGGCGCTGATCGCCGCACTCGGCGAGTTCATCGGCGCCGACGAGCGGTCCTTCTCCGAGGCCCTGCACCCGCGCAACCCGAAAGGCTCGGTCGGTGGCGGCCGGTTCCGCTCCATCGTGGACCGCGTCGTCGACGCGTTGGACTCGTGGAAGAAGGGCGACGGCCCGGACGACCCGCTGAAGGACTTCAACCGCGACCAGTTGTTGAAGGCCGCGAAGGCGCACGGGCACACGTTCCGGCGCGGCGCGTCGATCGAGGAGATCAAGGCTCAGATCCTTGACGACGTCCGCAACGGCACGAAGGCGGCGAAGGCTGAGGCCCCGAACCTTCCCGGCGCCCCGAAGGACCACCGCCGGTTCACCATCCAACTGGGTGGCACGCCGGCAGCGGAAGGTAAGCCGACGAAGGTTTCGATGCGTGACTTGAAGGTGGGCGACACGGTCTACGCCCGCCAAGACCGCATCGGCGAGTGGTATACGGCCGGAGACGCCAAGGGCGCCACTCCGGTAAAGCTCACCAAGATCGGCCAGGACCACTACCTGCCGATGGACGCGAAGGTCCTAAAGGGAACGGCGCCCAACGGGGAAGAGATCCACATCGTGCAGGAGCGCCCGAGCGGGCCGAACATCACTATGGGGATGACTCCTGCGCACGAGGTCCTCGTGGCTCCAAAGGGCGGCGCTCCGTCCGGCACCGCCACCGACGTCGGCATCTTCGGCAACCCGTCCACCGGGAAGCTGTCGCTGTACCGGGAGTCGGACACCGGTAAGCGCACCGGGCGGGCGATCAAGTCGTTCGACGACATGGGCGCGCTGGAGTCGTGGGCGCGGGACAACGGGCACACCGAGTTGGCGGACTACGCCAAGGCGGAGCAGGCGAAGACCGGGGCACCGAGCGCACCGGCGGCGAAGGCAGCACAGGCGGCACCCAAGACAGGCCGTGTGACCGATCAATATCGACAGAAGCTCATTGCCGGGCTCGACCAGATGATCGCGGAGGCGCCTCCCGAGTTCAAAGAGACCTTTGGTGGCCGAGCATCCGGTTATCAGAATCTGGTCGATCTCCGAGCACGTCTTGCGTCCGGAGCGTCGGAGCGCTGGGAGGACTTCCACTCCGTTTTCTCGTCGCTGAACACCAGATACGGGTCGGGTACCTCGACCACGGGCTTCGGGGGATACGACAAGCCTTCGGCACGGTTCCTGCGTGAATGGCCGACGGATCGCATCGCGAACGGCACGGGTGGGGTGCCGAGCGCGCCGGCGGCGAAGAAGGCCGCGCCGAACGCCACCGTGAAGCCACCCGACCCCGCCACCATCCTCTCCTCCCTGCCCGTCGACCTGACCCCCGCACAGAAGCGGGCCCGGTTGCGTAGCCGGGGTGTGCCGAAGGAGCAGATCGACGCGCTGGTGCCGCTGAAGCCCAGGAAGGCCGCAGCGGCGAAGCAAGGAACGGGCCGAGACGTCACGGGCGATCGCCAATTGATCCGGCAGGTTTATGAGGCCGGTCTGGCTGACGGCGAGTGGAAGCCGAGCGGATCTGGCATCGGCTCGCAGCGAGGCGGTCGCTTCGATCCGACGGGCGGTGGATATCAGGCGCATCTAGCCCTCGCGAAAGCGCAGGGTTTCGACGTCCAACCCCGCGTCCTGCATAGCGACCGGCCCGGAGTTTACGACTCGTCCGATAAGGGCGCCCGGGAGTACCAACGGCTTATCGACGCCGGCGGCACCGAGCTTTATCGCGGCTTCGGCTGGGGCCAGACGGCCGAGGGTGGCAAGACCGGCGAACAGATGGCGCACGAATACCTGTATGGTCCGCTGCACGTCGGCGGCGGCTTGGGCCTTGGCACCAACTTCTCAACCGATCTCAGTGCGGCTGCGTACTACAGCGAAGACGGCATGGGCAAGAAGCTTCCGGGCGGGAAGCTTATCGGGGCCGTGCTGCCGAAGGGCGCTCGGGTAATTTCCTACTCGGACGCCGTCAAGCAGCGAGACGAGTTCCTGGCCAAGCTTCCGGCCGGGCCTGAGCATGACGCTGAGCGCAAGGTCTTCGAAGATCCCGGCACCTTCGCGATGGCGCGCGGTTACGACGCCATGGTTGCCAACCACGACCAAGCAAAGATCGTCAAGCGCGGGACCGAAGAGTGGGTCGTCTTCAATCGCGGCAAGCTGACAGTCTGGGACGACGATCCGCCAGCGAGGACGAAAGCGGCCCGCAGCTTCGCCCTTCGCGCCCTCGGCCACGACGTCACACCCGGGCATGACGAACTGCACCACTACTGGACCGTCGGTGCTGGCCGGCAAAAGTGGGTCCACTCGCCCAAGCCGTGGACCACGTTGGTGGCACTGCTCACCCGCCACGTCGGACCAGAGAAGGCAAAGATCTACGCCTCCCGCTGGTTCATCGAAGTCAAGGGCTACGCCGCAGGCAGCGATCTGAACAGAGTCGCCCACGGCCACCCGCCACGCGGGCACCGCATAGGACCCGGCTAGTCACAGGGCATCAGCCCACGTCTCCGAAAGGCGGTGGCGTGGCGATGACGGCTGCCCTCGATAGCCGCGCGAGCGACCCCAGCAAGCCCTACGGCGACGTGAGCTACGCCGACCCCGGCTACCAGTCCGACGGCAAGAAGCGCTACCCGCTCGACTCCGAAGAGCACTGCCGCTCCGCGTGGTCGTACATCAACCAGGCCGGCAACGCCGCCAAGTACAGCCCCGACCAGCTGAAGAGCATCAAGGCCCGCATCATGGCCGCGGGGAAGAAGTACGGCATCACGTTCGCCGACCAGCAGCGCGACGTCGACGAGGGCGAGTACCGCCGAGTCCCCGAAACCGTCACCCGCGGCTTCGACTTCGAAATGCGCTCCACCGGCGACGGCCGGACTCTCGAAGGCTACGTGGCCATGTTCGGCTCGGTGGCCCGCATCCCCGACCGTGGCGGCGACTTCGACGAGGAGTTGCACCCCGGCTTCGCCGACCGGTCCCTGTCCAACGGCTACCCGGTCATGCAGTGGGACCACGGCAAAGACCCCCGCGTCGGCACCGTCCCCATCGGCGTCTACGACACGTTCGACAAAGACTCCCGCGGCTACTTCGTGCGCGGCCGCCTGTTCGACAACGCCGTCGTCGAACCCGTCCGGCAGGCCATCGAAGGCAAGGCCGTCAAAGGCATGTCGTTCCGGTTCTCCGTGCGCAAGCCCGGCGGCGACCGGTGGAACCGGCGCAACAAAGACGGTGTCGACAAGCGCGACATCCTCGACGCCGACGTGCACGAAGCCGGGCCCGTCGTGTTCCCCGCCTACGCGCAAACCAGCGTCACGGTCCGATCGTTGCTGGCCTCCGCCACCGAAGAGGACCGCGCCGCACTGATCGAAGAGCTCGCCGACGCAATCGGCGAAGCGGTCGATCTCCCTTACTTCACCGGGCAGTGGGCCGCGCGGAGCGACCACGGCGGTGAGACCGACGACGAGTCCTGGGAGGACGAGACGTCAACCAGCACCACCAGCAAAGAGGCGCGGGCCAACGCCTGGGCCGCGCGACCGCAATTCCTCCCGTAAGGACACAAGCAATGGCTGACTTTGACATCGTCGAGGAGCTGCGCGGCAAGGACGCTGCCACGCTCGCCCCCGACGCCATCCCCGATGAGGTTCGCAACAAGAGCCCCGAACAGCTCCGCAACCTCGTCGAGATCTACGACGCGCACCTGCGCTCCCTGGTCTACGAAGAGACCGGCGAGATGCGCGACCTCACCCCCGACGAGGACAAGGCGTTCCGGTACGGCCTGAAGGTCCGCGAGGCCGCCATGAAGCGCATCGAGGAGCACCGCGCGATCAGCGAGGTCTTCTCCCGCCGCCCGCAGGCCGTCAAGACCGTGTACGCGAACATCAGCCGCGGCCTGGACGCCTCCGACGGTGTGGCCCGCATGACCGCCGCCGAGGCCCGCGACGCAGCGCTGCGCACCCTGGACGACCGCAACTCGTCCCGGCACCTGCGCTCCGACCAGAAGGACGAGGTCGACAAGCAGATCCGCCTGTCCTCCGACATCGCCCGCCGCGTGCTCGTCACCGAGAACGAGCACTACCGCGACGCGTGGATGAAGATGGTCACCAACCCCAACGCCGGGTACCTGCTCTCCGAAGAGCAGCGCGACGCGATGCGGATCTACGAGGAATACCGGGCCGCGTCAGAAGGCACGACCACCGCCGGCGGCTTCGGCATCCCCGTGTTCATCGACCCGAGCATCATCCTCACGGCGCAGGGCACGGACAACCCGTTCCTCACCCTGGCCAAGCAGGTCACCATCAACACCAACATCTGGAAGGGCGTCTCGTCCGCCGGTGTGACGTGGGCCTTCCAGTCAGAAGGTGTCGCGGTCACCGACAACGCGCCGGTCATCGCCCAGCCCACGGTCACCGTGTACATGGCCCGCGGCTTCATCCCCTACTCGATTGAAGTCGGGCAGGACTACCCGGGCTTCGCCGACGAGATGTCGACGCTGCTCACCGCCGGCTACAACGAGCTCCTCATCGACAAGCTGACCCGCGGGTCAGGCGTCGGCGAGCCCAACGGCCTGGTCACCCAGCTCTCCGCGAACGCGAGCGTCCGGGTGAAGGTCCAGACCGGTGGCTCGCTCAGCGCGGGCGACCCATACAACCTGTGGAAGGCGCTCCCGCAGCGGTTCCGCAACGGCGTGTCCACCGCCTGGCTGATGAACGTCGGCGTCAACAACGCGATCCGACAGTTGGCCACGGCGAACGTGTTCCACGCGTTCACCCAGAACCTGCCGGCGGAATGGGCGGACATATTGTTCGGAAAGCGGACATATGAGTCACCCTACATGGCGGACATCACCACCGCGACGAACGCCAACCAGGAGTTGGCCATCGTCGGGGACTTCTCGAACTACGTCATTGCCCGCCGCGGCGGCATGTCGGTGGAACTCGTGCCGACCCTATTTGATGTTACCAACAATCGCCCCACGGGTCAGCGGGGCTGGTTTGCGTATGCAAGAATAGGCGGCAACAGCGTCAATGATCTTGGTTTCCGCCTGTTGGTGAACACCTGATCAATCGTCCTATGGGGTAAGTTGGAGGCCATGACGGCTTCCAACTTGCTCTGTAGCATCGAAGAATGTGACGCTCCGGTCCTCGCAAAAACCTTCTGCGTCATGCACTACAAGCGCTGGCGGCGCTACGGCGATCCGATGATCCGCCTCCGCGTGCAGCGTCACGAGAATCAGCAGTGTAAACACCCGGACGGCTGCGCCCGCCGCGTCAAGGCCGACGGCTGGTGCCGGATGCACTGGGACCGAGTGAAGCAGTTCGGCGATGCGGGCCCAGCCGAGCGGATGGCGTTGCGCACGAAGCGCAGCCTTGGTCCAGGCCGCACCGTGAACGCCCAGGGCTACGTGATCGTATGGCAGCCCGAGCGACGCGTGTACCTGATGGAACACCGACTCCTGATGGAGCAGAAGCTCGCTCGGCCGCTGCTCGCGAGCGAATCCGTTCATCACGTCAACGGCGCCCGAGACGACAACCGGATCGAAAACCTCGAACTCTGGGTGACCCCGCAGATCAAGGGCCAGCGCGCGGCGGATCTCGTCGCCTGGATTGTCGAGCACTACCCCGACCTCGTGGAAGCCGCACTCGCAGAACGAAAGGACCACCCATGACCAGCCCTAAGACCGACACCGACGCCCCGACGAAGGCCGACGCGAAGCCGAAGGCCGCAGACTTGGCCGCGTCGGGCGAGTCGACCGACCCGGCCGTGCATTTCGCGATGGCGAACCTGCAGGCGGCGCTGATGAACCGCAAGGCGCTGGACGTGGAGGAGGCGGACATCAAGGCCGCCGACGCCGAGGTGAAGGCCGCGCAGGACGCGCTGGCCGAGCTCGGCTACAAGTAGCACCCGTCGCCCTCGCCTGATCGTCGAGGGAAGGAAGGCCCGGCATCCCAGGTGTCGGGCCTTCCGCATACCTGGGAGGAGTTCCAATGCAACCGAACGCTGAGCCGTGCCCTGTGTGCCGTCGCATGGACGGCGGCCACGACAAGGCCGTGCATGACATGGTCGACAACGGCGCGAAGTCGTACCCGCCGCCGAAGGTGGTCGGGCGATGAGAGTGGTGTACCCGAAGGCCAGCGTGATGCTGGCGATGCCGGACGGTTCGTCGATGCACGTGCCGTTGGGCACGCATTGGGCGGCTGACGACCCGGTGGTGCTGGCGTACCCGGACATGTTCTCTGACAACCCGCGGCACGGGGTGTTCCGGCACACGGCGGAGTCGATGGCTGACGACGTGGAGCAGGCGACGGCTGTGCCGGGCGAGAAGCGGTCGGTGCGCCGTGGCTGACATTACCGAACTCGCTGTCGCGCTTTGGGAAAAGGTCGAGGTCGTTGGCCCGATCCGCGATGGCGACACCGTGTTGGTTCGGCTTGCCGCAGGGCTGACGCGGCGGGTCTTCGACGACCAGGCCTCGCAGGTCGCGGAAGCCATCAAGGAAAGCCTGCCGAACGTGACGGTCGTGTTCCTGGCGAATGTCGAACAGGTGCTCGTCTACCGCCCGGGCGAAAAGCGCTCGGTGCGGAGATCCGCATGAACGCCGCCCCCGCGGCGACGGCCGAGACCCGTTGGCGCTGCCAGTGCCACCCGTCGGCGCGGTGGGGCTTTTTCGCGAACTATCTCGCTTGTCCGATTAGCGATCTCAACTACGGAGACCCCGGCAGCCGGACGTACGGCACGCGCTACGACTCCGTCGCCGAGTTGCTGGCCGCACACCCGACGGCAACCACTGACTGATCTCCTGCGGCCGGACTTCACGGATGGTTGGCCGGCCGCAGGTTCAACCATCCGATAACCATCCACAAAAGGACCCTGATGTCGAACAAGCGGAAGCCGTCGGCGAAGGAAGAGACAATCGCCGACTACGTGAAGGCGGGCTTTGACCCCAAGTCCGCCGCGGCTGCGATCAGCCGGCAGCGCGACCCAGCCGACGTTCCCAAGGACCAGGCCGTCACCATCGCCTACGTCGTCGGCGATAGCGTCACCTACTCGTGGCACCGCTCGCTGGTCGAGCTGATCGCCTACGACTCGGCCAACCGGCACCGGGTGATGCGCGGCGGGTTCATCGCCATGCACTACGGCACCGGCGGGCTGATCGAGGCCCGCAACAAGGGCGTGAAGACGTTCCTCGAGGAGGACAACGCCGACTGGCTGTTCTGGGTCGACACGGACATGGGCTTCGCCCCGGACACGATCGACCTGCTGATGGACGCCGCGGACCCGGTGGAACGCCCGATGGTGGGCGCGTTGTGTTTCTCGCAGCGCGAGGACTCCGCCGACGGGTTCGGCGGCTACCGGTGCACGGCGACGCCGACCATCTTCGACTGGGCGCACATCGACGGCCAGTACGGCTGGCAGGTGCGGTGGAACTACCCGCAGAACACGGTGATGCAGGTCGGCGGCACCGGGGCGGCGTGTGTGCTGGTTCACCGGTCGGTGTTCGAGAAGATCCAGGCCGAGCACGGCAACGTCTGGTATGACCGGGTGCCGAACACGACCACCGGGCAGCTCATCTCCGAGGACTTGTCGTTCTGCCTGCGGGCGGGCGCACTGAAGATCCCGATGTTCGTGCACACCGGCGTTCCGACGACCCATTTCAAGAACTTGTGGCTGAGCGAAGAGGACTACTGGCGCCAGGTGGCGTTGAACTCGTTCCAGGAGAAGGCCACCGAGATGGGCTTCATGCCCGAGAAGACCGAGGCGAAGCGGGA